GAAGAGGCGTAGATAAGGAGTCCATTGTATCTCCTTTTTTTCTTCATATCCTTGTCATACTCAATGATAGTATAACTCAGGAGACTGTTCATATCCTCTTCAGTCCTGATAACAGAGATAACACTGTAGGAGGAAGACCATCAGTATACTCAACAGTGTAGTTGCCTAACTTCTCAGAGCGGATACCAATAGAAGACCTTCTATTGTAGAGATGGGAAGCCATAATAGCTACAGCAATATCGAAATTCTCATTGTCTCCATCTCTCATACCACCTGTGTATCGTATCTCTATAGCTTCATCAACAATGAGTATGCCCTTCTGTTTGTTGAAGACGATTGGTATAACATCTTTTCTCTCTGTATCTCGGATATACTCTACAGAAACTACTGGAGCATAGGGAAGGTAAATAACCCCTGGTTGAGCTGTAATGGTATGGTTACCGTAGTCAGTATTGTAACCAAGGTATCCCTCAATCAGTCTTTTTGAACTTCGCAAGAAGTTCTTGAGTACTTGGTCGTCCTCGTTTTCTCCTATGAGGGACTTCAGGAGCTCCAGCTGCATTATTCTCCTCCTCTACTCTCTCAAATAGGTCTGGATGTCTCTCGATGATTCTCTCGGCTATATCATCAGGGATTTCATATATCCCTGGAGAAGAAAGGAATACACGATAGCTTCTGTATGAATTCCCCTTAAACTCTACCCTCATCTCTAATGGGGGCGGGATTTATCCCGCCCCCTGGATTCACCTCCCTATCTCATCCATTAGAGGCTCGTAGGAATACCATAGAGAATGGCTACAACTTTTGCTCCAGGAATCCTCTGGGCAAATGCTATCCTCTGGGAAGCTACAATGTCTATCACCTGAGAAACGATATTCCTCTGTGTCTCGATAGTTGCGTCGTTCCTGTCTCCATATACAAACCCATTCTTATTCACAAGAATGGCCATAGTATATCTGGTTGTGGTTCCATCATAAACTCCATTCGCATTAAGGTCTTCGCGTACGTATTCGGATACAATAATGGGAATACCATCGAATCTCCCGAGTTCACCCTTGAGGATAGTAGCGTTTGGTCCATACTTGTCTACGGTGATAACCTCAGGAAGGGAGAGCATGAGGTTGTAGACCGTTGGACCAACAATCCATGCAAGGTCATCAGGATTCACTCCATATCGACCAAGAGCAGTTCTTGCAGCTCGTAATGCTACTGTACCAAAACCACCGCTAAAGCCTGCTACATCAATGGAGAGACCACTTGCTACAAGCTTACGGTAACCATTCCATGATGCTCTCGCATCATTCTGTGCCCAGTCACTATCAAATCCAGTTCCAGAGACGCTTCCATTAATCGTAGCATCTTCTTGTGCTCTTGCTAATGCCTCAACAATGTCACGTCGAATAAGTGGAAGGAGAGGAATAATGGTATCCTCGTTTACCTCATAGGTGATGGGAAGATACTGAATGAGTGTAGTAGCATTGAGAGTGATTGAGTTGGCTGTAAGTGTGCCAGTAGGAGCGGTGGGTGGTTGTCCTTCGTTCACCTTCTTCTTAGCCTTTGAACCAGGATAGAACACAGGAATGTTAAAGGGATTGGTTGGCATATCAATTCTGGGGTGTAATGCAGCTACTTTGAGGGCTAACCTTACATCCTGGACAAGCTGTGCAGACAACTGAGAGGGAATCCAGTTAGCAAGGTCAGTTGTAGTCAAAGCCTTACGAATCTCAGATACAGGGTCAAACAGCGTCTTATAGAGCTTGAGCTCCCTTGGGTCTTTCCCCAGAATCTTGGAGACAATGATTAGGTCGTCACACCTACGCTGGAATTCACGAATAGCTGGGTCGTTGCTATTCGTCTTGGACACCACATCAAACGTTGTGAGTCTGTCTCCGGTCTTCTCAGACAGTACATCACGTAAGGACTCTAAGGATTTTACGAGTTCTTTAAAGTCAGCCATTGTGCTTACCTCCTGTTAGTAGCCTCCTAATCTCTTCCACAATGGAAACAGCTCTCTGAATATCATCGTTTTCCTCTTTCACCTGAGCTTCCTGTTCCTCAGCCTTCTCTGCTGTCTTCTCCTTATCTTCCTCTGGATAAGGATATCCATATTGTACGCCAGATAGAGCACCTTCGAGAATAGCTATACAGGTTGCTACTGGAGCCTTATACTTTGCATCTTCATCTTCCAGTGAATCATAAAGCTCTCTCAAGTCATCAATGATACTCTTAATGTCAGTCACAGCACTCATTTTGGATACCTCCGTCTTCATAACCTGAAATACAGCTTGTTTCACTGCTGGTCTATCAGCAAGACCAATATGCAGTATTCTGATATTCTTCAATTCATTATACTCACCATGAGCCACCTTGTTCACAACTGCATGAATAGAAACACCAGTTATCTTTCCAGTTACAATCTCCTTCCACAGAGAATCATCATCAATGGCTATAGCACATACTGCGGTATAAGGTGGAAACCTCTTACCATTAACTATCAAATCACCATGAACAACAGCACATTCCACTATTCTTGCCTGTTCTTTTGGTAGTGCTACGTCATGAAGATAATACACTGGCATATCAGTTTGAGTAAACCTATGCACTGCTTTGACTATCTCTTCTGGTCTTACGAAATCACTCTGGGTATCAACAACATTTGGTATAAGGAATGGAGCCCAGACATAGTGTTTTTCATCTTCAATGCTGTAGAAGTCCCCATAGAGTGTCTTGTTCACCGAGTCATCAAGGATAATGAGTTCTGGTTTCATACCAGGCTTACCCCATATCAGATATTTCTGTCCTTTCTCTTTGAGCTCCTTGATAACCTCTTCCTTGTCATGCTTATCAGCATATGGTATCTGGTCTTCTGGTTTTTCCACCAACCAGATTCTTTCTTCACCCACTGGAGCATATGATACAATATATCTCCCATTTATTCTATCACCATGTAGGAAAATTTCAAAGAAATGCTCTCTCCATACACCAATCTCATACATACCAGTATCAATGGCAAAGAATTTTGAATACTTCTTAGAAGTGCTGCCTACATCACCAGGTTCAGATATATATGGTTCTTCTACGCCAACATCAAGCCATTCTTTTGGTTGTATCGGTTTGAATGCACATCTGAGCTTCTCACCAGAGATAAACCTCTCATTCTCCCTGTTCTCTATTGCCTTTCCAAGGAATATTGAAAGACCCCAGAGACCAGAATCAAATTCAAGTCTGAGGTCACCATGAATTGAGTGGTTGGTATTCAGAAGTTCCTTATCAGAGAGACGAATCTCTTCTTCTGTAAGACCTCTCCAGTGGTGGTGATAGACGAATCTCCCCTTACCAGAAGAGGGGAAACATTTCCACCAGTTATTCTTCCAGAATCTTGTAGCAAATTCTGAACGTTCGGATATCTTATTCACAATGCTGTAGTTTGTAACCATTGCTTCGTATCTCCCAGAAAGCTCAGGATGGGATGCATATCCAACAAAGAATCTTGCTTTGTATTTCCGAACATTCCACTTTGCAGGAATATCAAGGTAATTCAGGTCCTTGTAGTAGAGTGTCAACATGAACTTCCCTTTGATATTCTTTAGCTCATCAACAAGTTTCTGAAGGTATTCTCTATCGACATCATGGTTATAAATCCTACCGCTACTTGTTGTGAGATATGGTGGGTCAATGAAGAAGAAGGTATCTGGGGAATCAAACTTCTTGATACACTCAATACCATCCATCCTCGTTATCTTTGTTTTTCTCAATCTCTTCCTGAACTTCTTGAGCACCTCAACAGTATATCCTGCATCCTCACCATCTTCTGCCATATACGCCCCAGGAGTAGTTGCTTCCACACCAATAACTGAGAATGCAGATACATACATCGCCTTATATGCTTTGTCTTCTGTGCTCTTAGGTTGTGTCTGTAGTAGTCTCTCAAATTTTTCCCTGCTTGCTATCCAATCACGGGAAGCAAATCTCTCAAGGTCATCATCAGTAGCATTCTTAAGGAATCGGTATGATGCTACTATGAGTGGATTAACATCGTTCAATATCTCCTTCTCTGATGATGCCTTCTTAAAGAACACTGAAGCACCACCAGCAAAAGGCTCTACATACACCTTGTGTTCTGGTATGTAAGGAAGGAGTTTCCTCACAATATACCATTTTCCACCTACAGTTATGAGTGGTTTAGACCTTGCCTTTTCTGTTCTCTCCTGAAGAACACCAGCTCTTTCAGCAAGGTCAATAACCTGATTCACGTAGTAGGGTTCAGTTCGTGTTCTATCCACATCAAGAGGTGTAGCTCCTAACCAGTCAATGCTATTCTCACCAACAATAATTTCTTGAACCTGACAGGAGATAATATCTCCAACGTTAGCCTGGATAACAGTATTGAATGTTTTCCCAAGGTCAACGTATTTCTTCCCATCAAGCTCATAGTCTGCTTCAATATCTGAGTTACCTTGAAGAAGACCACATCGGTAGCTATAGGTACCGTTTTTGTTCTCCTGGACCTCGAGAACTATGACTTTTATCTCCAGAGCATGTTTAATCTTTGCCATACCATCAGTAGCGTTGGAGAGAAGAAAAGGATATTTCAGGTCCTTGAGGACAAGACCTTCACTATTGTCCCTGAATCCATACTCTCTCCAGGCATCTTCAAGAGCCTCAAAACTATCTATCTTTACCTGGGGGGACAGCTCAAAGTATATCGAGTCCTTGAGATACTTTGAGTAGAACTCTTCAAGAAGTCTTCTCCTCTCCTCAAAGGGTTTCTCATGAATATCCTCATTCCAGTAGAGAAGGTCAAAGAGAATAGCTACCGGTCTTTCATCCTTATCAAGCTCTATCTTCTCAGCAAGGAGCTTCATCAGATCTATCCTTGCTTCCATTCTATTCCCTTTCCGTATTCCTACATTAGCGTCAATAATGAAATCGTCTGGTATCTTTGCAAGTTCCTCTTCGAATTCCTTTATATGCCTCTTCTTCTTTGCATCTTCGAAGTAAATCTCGATAGTATCTCCTGATTTCTGGATGCAGGAGCGGAAGCCATTATACTTTGGTTCTGCTACAACACCATTCTCAAGGTGTGCTTCTACCCATCTCCAGATTTCTTCTGGAGAGAAGGCTTCTGTAGATACATAGAACTTCATCTCTGGTTTCTGCATAGGGAAGGTCATTATGGGACGTAATTCCTTCTTTTCAACATAGGGCTTCAAGAGACAACCGACTATATACTTGTATCCATTCCTTTCTACTTCCGTGATGTAGAGAGGAAGGAATTGTGGACGACCATCAAGGAGATTGGAATCAGTCCAGAATTTGAACTTCGTTATGTTCCAGAAACTTCTGTGTCCTGGAGCAAAAGCACCTTCGGAATTGGTAGAAGGAACCTCAAAGATGAATCTTCCTCCTGGTTTCAATACCCTCCATATCTCCTTCATTATGAATTCATCATTCTCAAGATGTTCAAGAACATGGTAAGCACGTATCTCATCAGCACAGTTATCTGGGAGTGGTATTCCCTTATTAAGGTCGTGTATTATGTCTACCCATGGATAACCTTGCACATCAATGCCAATATATCCCTCTGGTTTATTCTCGCCACATCCCAGGTCTATCCTTATATCTCCACTCTTCACTACTATAGTCTCTGGTTTCTTTGCGCGCATAACAAGGTCAAATACAGGAATATAATCACCATGACTCCCCTGTGGTCCGTCTATGACGTGTAACGCTCCCTCTTTTCCAAAGAAGTTCCTGACAGGAAGAAGAATATTATCCTTTTCAATGATAAAGCCATCAGGTGTAAGCTTTGCACGAATGAGGATATCAATGTCAGTAGGATTCTCAGAAGATACTGAGGAGCCGACTATGGAGACAAAGTCTTTCACCACCATAATATCTTTGGAGTCACCAAGGGTCTTTGCCAACACTGTATCAAGAGGAGATACGATATTATGATTCATACCACGTTTCTTCATTTCAGCGACAATGAAACTATGAGCATTGACAACATCTTCGGTATTGGCATTACCAGAACCATAGAGCTGATGCATTCTGAAATGCAGCATAAGGAGCTCTTTTGAATCCATGTCTTTAAGGTTCTCTGAAGTTATCTCTAAGAGTTTCATCCCAGACCTCCTTATTCAGGGGTCTATACCAATCATCACCCCATGGTAATGGTGGTAGTCCTTTCAGTTTTCTCCTCTCATTCACAGTAGCAAGACCAGTCTCTACAAGCTTTGCATCAATGTCTACCTGTTCCTGTTCTTCTTCTACCAGCACAGCAATACCTTCGGTGCGGAATTTTCCTGTGCATTCAGAATCAAATCGCTGGATAACAAATTCATTCATCATCTGTTCGAGTTTCTTCATAAGTGGTAAAAGAGTTTCACGCCAGAATGTCTTCATCTGTGCTCTGGCATTAGCATAGTTAGAGTATTCGTAGATACCTACAACTGCTGGTGGAACACCATAGACTGCGAGAACTTCATCACGCATGACTTTAGTGAGTTCAAGAAAATTGGCATCCTTGGGTTTTGTTCCTACTTCTCTATACTTCAATCCTCCCCAGAGAACTGCCACAGAATGATGTTTTCTTGGACCACCATATGCTCTTTCCCACATCTGTCTGATAATATCGGCATCTTCTCTCGTGATGATTTCATCGGTTTCCAATACTGCGTCAACCTGTGCATTATTCTCGAAAAAGGTCTTGTTGTAGTTTCTGGCATAGATGTCAGTGGCTAGGGAAGTGAGAAGAGGACGCAGGGGTGACATACCCCAGAAGGGGTCAGATGGAGAGGGGAAGTAGAGGTGTATCGCTTTCTCAAAAGGAATGACTACTGTCTGACCATTACAGACGTATTCATAAGCTCTTACTCTCTTTAGTGGGTCAGGGATAATAGTGACATTTGCTGGATTCATTGGATGTATGGCTATGGGTTTCTTGTCTTGAAATTCTATCTCAGCAAAATAGTTCCCGGTAACTTCAAGGTCGGTTATCAGTCTATACCAGAAGTCAAACTGTGTAGTGTAGTCATTCACAAGAGAAAAGAGTCTTGCCATAGGAGAGGTTGTGTCCTCTTCATTGTTACGGTAGATAGAAAAAGGCACTGAAGCAATATTTCTGGCTATCCTATCAACACAGACATAGACCCAGGGATGGGATTCATAGACAGAGAGGTAATCAGCTATAGAGGGTGGAGCAGATTGAGGTAAGGTAGTATTGTAGGTAGCTACTTCTATACCAGACCTCTTCTTAATAGCTTCCCTTTTGAAGAGGGAAGTTATAACCACAGGACTCCCATCTCCTTTCTTGAATGGAGTAACCAGTTAGCAAGAGCAAGGGAAATCACATAGTCATCATGATAGCCTTTCCTTGCTCCAAGCTTAATCTTCCCATGTCGGGTATAGTCTACTGTGAAGTTATCGAGTTCCTTCATGAGTTCTGGATTTGGTGGTATGGTAATAGAGTGGTTAGAGAAGGATATTGAGAGAGCATTGATAAGAGAAGCTTTTGATTCAGAAGTGAGTTTTACTGGATAGATGTTAATATTGTATTTCCTGAGAACATCAACTATAGGGTCACCCAGACCAGTAGCATCTACACAGAGTCTGGCATTATTATACTTCTTGACAAGTTCCACTACCCTATCTATCTGTGCAGTATAGTCTCCCACAACCTTCTCTATCAGCACAACCCTTCCTGCTCTATCCATGATGGTAAGAACAGAATAAGACTGTCTCTTCCCTATATCCCATCCAGCAAGGTATTTCATACCATACTCTGGTTCACTATTGATGTTTGTGCTGATACAGGAATTGTAAGAGGGGAATACTGCAGAAGAGGAATCAATAAATTCTGCAAGGTATTCCTGTCTAAAGACATAGTCGGGAAGATTTCTCCTTGCCTCTTCTATCTCTGACCTTGATATGAGTGGATTATCAGAGGTAGGTGATTTAAAAGACATGTATTCTGGGTCAGTAAAACCAAGCATATAGACATGGTAGAACCAATTTCTCCCCGCAGGAGTGGATATTATTACTGCTTTGCCATTCTTATCTGAGAGAGCAGGACGTAGACAAGCATACCAGACATCATCATCAATATAGGCTGCTTCGTCAAGGATGAGAAAGTCTATTCCCTCTCCTCTTAGGTTATCTGGTCTATCAGAGGATTTAAACTCTAATACAGAGCTATTCATCAGCTCAATCCTTTTCTCATCCTTATTGGCATAAACAATAAGCTCCGGCATAGAAGAAAGAATCTTTCTGTAGGGGATAAGAGATTGAGCATATACAGGAGCTACCCACCAGACAATAGCACCTTTCTTTTCAAGAGCATGAGTGATAGCAAGATAGATACCCAGAAGGGTTTTCCCCCATCTTCTTCCTGCTGCACATACCCTGAATCTTGTAGTGGATTCCAGAATCTTCTTCTGTCCTGGATGTGGTTCAAAATCAATCTGTACCTGTAGCATTTCCAATCAGCTTAATCATAATAGGCTTATTTCCACCTTCAAGAGTAGTACTCTTCTTCTCAGCCCACTTCTCAGGAAACCTTCTCTCAAGGAATGCTCTACAAGCTCTCCAATCATTCTTCAGATGACTATACCACATCTCAAGGATACGATATTCAGCTTCTCTCTCCGCCTTATTTACCTCTTCATAGAGCTTCACATACTTCTTCTCTCCTGCTTCTCCAAGCTTATACCACTCATCAAACTGCTTTGTAGATATACCAGCAAAAGTGCATGCGGTATCAAGATAATTTCCCATTCTGATAGCTATGCAAAGTCGTTCTATAATATCATCAGTAAGTCTTGTTTTCTTTGGTTTTCGAGGCACAATCATCACCCCTTAGGAGTATGATAGATGAAACTAAAGAAATCTGTCAAGACATTTCGGTTATGTCAATATGAAAAAATAGCCAAGAAGTGTCCTTACTGTGGTTGTGATGGTATTTATAGGAGAGAATTACGATATAAAATATACGATGGACAGAGAATTCAGGTGTGGTTATGTAGCTGTAAGAGATGTGGGAAGAGATTCTTCCCTGTGCATGGAAAACATTCTCCAGCATTCTACGAATTTATCTCGTATCTCAAAGACGTATTACCGGATAAGGATATTCGGAGATACTGTAGGTGGATAGGGAAGAGAATAGACCCGAAGAAGATAAAGCAGATACAACCGAAGAATGAGGTGCTCAGGATATTGAGCATTAAGGCACGACCAAGGAGTATTACGATGACGTATTTGAAGAAGCCTGTGTGGGTAAAGGAAGGACTGCGTAATGGAGAGGATTGAGGCTTGTGGGTTTTTTAGTGGCGGAGGGGTGTAGCTCAGCCAAAACAAAAAAAAGTAAGAAAACCCGGATGGCATATGCCATCCGGGTTTTCTTCGGTTACTTTCTTTCTTTCTTTTCCATGTTCTGCTGTTGCTTCTCAATGAAGTCAAGAAGTAGAACCCTTGCAAGTTTTCCAATCGATAAATCATTGCTTACACAAAATTGAACTACTTTGGCGTGTTCAGTATCCGTCAAATCAAAAGCCACCCTTACTTTTCCATTACTACTAACCGTTTTCTTTGTTTTCTTTGCTTCTTTTAATACGTCTACCATTACTAAAACCTCCTATCTTAAAGAATTTTGTAAGTATTATAACTACTCTTTTCTGTTTTGTCAATACTCTTCTCGATATTTTTTCAAAAAAAATTCTTCACGCCAACACAAAACAAAAACCGCAATACTTCATAACACCAAACCCAACACAACACTCAATACTATCAACACTACGCAATACCAAACACCCAACACTAACACGCAATATCAATCCTGTTGTCGTTAGCGTAGTGTTGTTGTGTTGTAGTTACCAACACCAACACAATACCGGCACAACACACAATACCATACCAACACTACACAACAACACTTTTTGCCAACACAACACAACAACACTTCACCAACATTGCAACACTCTACAACACAACACTGCACAACAACAATACCGATATGGTGTTGTAGAAACCCGGACATAACCAACAAAAACCGTTATTATCCTTTCATCTCTCACATGCTTTTTCAGAAAAACCCCTATATGAGCTCAGAATAACCATATAAAATGCACTAAAAATATCAGTATTGTTATCTGTTCCTGAATAAGAATAGAGAAAAAATTTTTTCCTGGAAACCCTTATCATTACTGCATTTCACATGTGTGTCAAAATGACAAGGATTATTTTCGTAAAAAGGTGCAACACAGAAATGACTATTGTCGTAGGTAAATACTAGAAAACACAGAGAGAGATACAGATGATAAAATATGCGGAAATGCAGATGAGATAAGGAACAGAGGGGCAGTAGTAAAACCTCCTCCCATTCCCCATAAACCATAAAGACGTTTCTCCAGGTTTTATGGGCATTATAATCCCTTCTTCACCACATCCGATATTGCCAATTTAATAACCCAGAGAAGTATAACAAAATAAAAAAACACAGAAGATGAACAGTAGAAAGAACCGTATAGAACATCAATTTATTAAGAAATCTATGGGATAGCAATATAAAAATATCACATAAGGTGACAGAATAAAAAAAGAGAAGGATGTAATACATCCTTCTCTTTTTTTATCTACTGCTCAATAATGATATAGCAGGGTTTTTTACCCTGCTATATCATCGTTAGCAGTATACGGAGCAGGAGATTGAATCCCCTGTTCCATCCTCCTTTTTCCAACTCAACTGCACATATGTGCAGTTGAGTTCTACGGTCACTTCGACTCCATCGAAGTGACCGCGATACTTAAGAGGTGGGTATGGGGAGTAATACCCAGTAACACATCCCCATCCTTCGACAACCTCCTGCATCCCATATGGGATGCAGGCCAATGCGGCGTTATAACCAGCTCCACCGCCACCCTGCCATTCGCTCTGTATGCCCTCCTTGATAAGGGCATACAGATGCCAAAGGGACCATGGGAGGCCCTTCTGCTGGGCCTCCACATAGGGCCTCATCTGCTCCTCGAAGGTGCTCGCCAAGAGCACCTTCAGCGCACCCTCTTCCCCAACAGAGGACACATATGTGTCCTCTGTTGGGTAAACGTTGTAGTCCAGCTCTCCGTTCCAGAGCTGAACTACCTCTTCGCCGGTGGCCTCATCCTGAGGCCACCGGCTGAGACG